CTATCAAGGAGGGTAAGTAAATGGCAAAAATTGCTGAACCAACACGCAAGCCTGAGGTCAATGTAAATCCTTTGGTTGCAAAGTTTCGAGAGTTTATNTCTTANAAAAAAAGAGTAGACGAGTTTACTAAAAAGCAAAATGAGATTAAAGCTGAATTAAACGACTATGTAGAAGAGCACGGCGAAGTTGACGATAAAGGTCATGTTTGGGTAACTCTTCCAGAAGAAGTTGACGGCTATGTTTCTATGCAACGTCAACGTAGAGTGTCTCAGTCTTTAGATATGGACACTGCAATTTTAACTTTAACAAAGCGCGGTCTTGCAGATCGTTGCATCCGCTCTGTTCCCACAGTTGACGAGGATGAGATTATGTCTTGTCTTTACGAAGGTAAGTTAACTGAAACAGAAGTAGATGCGATGTTTCCAAAAAAGATCACTTGGGCTTTTATTCCTTCTAAGGGCTAATCATGTCTGATGCTATTGATTCAATGTTTAAAGACATAGACCAGTACTATCCTGGATCTAAACGTAAACGTAAATCTGTAGCCTTTCCTGAACCAAAAAAGAGGGAAGTAAAAGAGGGGTGGGAATCTCAGGGTAAAGTAAAAGCTTTGCCTGGAGGAAAAACTGTTGAGTTGTTTAGTGTAGGATCTTTATGTCTTGCACTAGGACGACCAGTAGTTACTGTTCGGTTATGGGAAAGAAAAGGCTATATACCGAGAGCGCCTTATAGACTTAAATCAATAGTTGTAGACGGAAAGAAGTTGCCTGGTTCTCGTATGTACAGCCGGGCTATGATAGAGTCTGCACTACACAGTTTTCAATCCAGGAATCTTTTAGATTCTCCACGGATTGATTGGAATCGTTGGCCAGATCTACCAATTGAATTATTGGAGAATTGGACTAGGATTCACACTCAAGAAACAACCGTTTCTTGACTCTACCTATGGCTATGGCTAAGAAAGGAACTAACACTCAAATGTCAGTTCAAACAAATGCACTACGTATTAAAAAAGATGCCCCAAATGTTGACTCTTATGTTAACGATATCTCAACTGCAGAAGTAGATACTTCTGTAGAACTCTTCGAAGAAGACTCAGAGAATGAAGTACCTGATCGTTCATCTGTAATTCAAACTGGATGGGCTGCTGCAAAGCGTGCAGCGTCTGAAGCAAATAAATCATATACTGCTGATTTTAAGTTTGACGAAGATGTACAACTAATCAAGTTCCTATCTGCTGAGCCTATGAGCTTTTTGCAGCACTGGGTTCAACGTCCAGGCAAGAAGTCTTTTATTGGCTGGGAAAACGACCCACTATCCCGTGTTGGCAACAAGCCTGAACGCAAGTTTGCTTTCACAGTTGTAAACCTCTCAGATGAAGAACCACAAATTCAAATGATGACTTGTGGTATTCGTTTGTGCGGTCAATTAGAGAAACTAAACTCTGACAAGAAAACCGGCCCACTAGATCGTCCAGATATTTACTGGGCGGTAAGTAAGTCCGGTCAAGGAACTAAAACTTCATATTCAATCATGCCCGTAAAAGAGCGTGATCTTGTTGAAGATTGGGAGATCGATCCCGCAGTTGCGGCTGACTTGACTTCAAAAATGAAGCCACTTGGGCCTGACGCACTTCGTATGTCTACGACAGCGGAGCTTGAAGAAATTGCTAAAGAAATTATTCAAGGTTCGTAATCTCTCAACCATGTTAAGGGGCCTAGATTTGCTCGTTAATGCCTTTCCGAGCAAACCCTCTTTTCTAGGCCCCTTAGCTTTAACAAGGAGCAATAATGAGAATTGTATTAACTAAAGAACAACTTGACGAAGTCGTAAGTGCGTACGAAAAAGTTGATGCATTTGTATACGACGTAGAAACAATGGGCCCTCATAGAGGAGATCCAAGACAGAACGATGTGGTTTGGATTGCTCTTGCAACCAACGATCGAGTAGATGTTATTCCTATGGGCCATCCAAATGGTCAATACATTCGTACCGATTACCCACTCTTACCTTCCGCCTTAGCTCGTATGGAGCAAGGATTAGAGCTACGCCCAGACTACGATTACAGTAAAGACGGACGAAAAGCTACAAAAATATTTTCTGAGCCTCCTGAGCAATTAACTCGAGGAGAGGTATTTAAAGCTCTTAAGCCTTTACTTAAGAGCGATAAGGTAAAGGTTGGGCACAACTTAAAATTTGACTTACAAAGTGTGGCCAAGTATATGGGTGGAAGGCCCGAGCCAACTTTCTTTTGTACGCTAAATGCAGCCTTTGTAATAAACAGCCAAGACAGGACTGATCTTGGGTTAGATGATTGTTTAAAAAGAGAATTTGATTTTGATATGGTCAAGGGCGTGGGTAAAAAGATTGAAGACCACTCCTTTGATGAGGTGGCTACCTACGCTGGATTAGACGCTGAATGGACTTGGAAACTCTACAAGCGGTATGAAGAGCGCCTAAAAGCAGATGGTCTATGGGGAATATTTAGTCTAGAGATGGATGTTCTAAAGGTTATCTGCGACATGGAACTGCACGGAGCAGATGTAGATGTAGAGCAACTAGCGCTTTTAAAAGATGATCTAGACGAGCAGTTAGAGAAAACAAAAGCATCTATCTTTGGTTTAGCTGGCAGAGCTTTTAATATTAACTCTGTGCCAGAGCGGCAGCAATTACTTTTTACGCCTAAAAAAGATGGGGGTAGAGGCTTAAAGCCTAAGGTAACAACCCCGGCAGGACAAAAGAGAATAGACAGCGGCTTAACCCCTACAGTAAATGACTACTCAGTAGCCGAGCCTGCTATAGATATGTTTAGAGAGAAAGATGCCCTAGTAGGTAACTTACTTAAGTATTCTGAATTGAATAAACTTCTTACTACATATGTAGTGCCGTACCTTGGTGGTGACGTAGCAAGAACTTTGTTAGGCAAAGAAAAGCTCGTAGCAAAAGAAAGCCTTCTATACCGTGGGCGTATTCACACAGACTTTGTTCAATATGGTGCGGAGACCGGCCGATTCTCGAGTCGCAATCCGAATTTGCAGAATGTGCCGGCTCCGCATACTGCTAATGGTAAGGCAATTCGCAATCTTTTTGTTGCTCCAGAAGGACATAAATTAATTGTTGCTGATTACAGTCAAATAGAACCTAGAATCATAGCGTCTTTTAGTCATGATCGTACTATGATACAAGCGTATCAAAATAAAGAAGATATTTACACCACTATTGGAAACACTATGGGCGTAGATCGTAAAGCAGGAAAAGTATTAGTTCTTTCTTTAGCTTACGGTGTTGGGCCAGATAAGATTGCTACAGAAATTGGGTGTAGCCTTACCGAAGCACGTGAGTTATTAGATTCTTTCTCTGCAAAGTTTCCCGCCGTAAACCGTTATAAGCGACAGGTTATTGCTGATAGTCGGAGAAGGGCTCCCATACCTTTTGTAAGCACTCTGCTTAAGCGTAGACGCTACTTACCTGACCTTCGTGCAAAAGAGCAGTGGAAACGCTCTAGAGCTGAACGACAGGCCTTTAACACTGTTATTCAGGGATCCGCAGCTGATCTAATTAAAGTAGCTATGGTGCGAGCTAGCGCAATGATTCCTGATGAAGCAAGTTTAATTTTGACTGTTCATGATGAGCTTGTTACCGTTACTCCAGATTACTTAGCTGAGGAGACTGCGGAGCAGATCCGCTTAGCTATGGAAGAGATACGCGCTCTCAGCATACCTATGCTGGCAGATGTTAAGATAGTGTCTCGTTGGGGAGAGGCAAAATAGATGTGGCCATTTAAAAGACGTAAAGAAAAGTATGACATCATAGATCATGTAGTTAACGTATCTATGCCAATACTTATACGCCAGGTAATTTATGATTCAATCTTTGACTCTGCAGATAAGATCTCAACAATGATGGGGCTAGAACCAATATCTGATGAAGTCTCAGAGATGGAAATACGGGCAAGTGAAGAACGAATCTCACAGTTCTCCGCACTACTTCCTTTTATAGACTCTCATGCTGACATAGCCGCACAAATTGCTTGTGCAGCATACTCTATAGAGGCAGATCTTGTTAATAGTTCTGTCCCAGGTAGCGAAGAGGCGTTAGAAGAATTAACTAGGTTATTTAAATTAGTCTCTATGTCATCTTCAGTATCTTGCATTTCAACTTTAATGAATCTCGGTTTACTAGAAACAAAGGTGGTATCAAACAATGACGAATAACGATTGGTGGTCTAAGAAATTAAGCACCCAACCTAACACTAGCGCTACTCCACGAACTAGTCCCCCCGTTAACCTGCCCTATACTCATCAACCNGGAAACCCAAATGTACNGGTTACGTACGANCAANCTAACGACCANACTATGAGTAAAGCTCANAGNTCTCGTCAAAGCAACCGTTGNCCNGGNTGTAACTCAGGAAANTATATGTCGCCTCCAGGAACCAANTTGATGCGTTGCTATGATTGTGGGTATCCTTTGGTACANGCNGGAAGCGGAGTAATCTCTACTAGTTCTAGNGGCGGTGCNGCAATACCAGCTAAACAACCTAATCAAGGATCAGGCTTTAAACCAAACGTCATAGTAGATAGGATTCAATAATGGCACTAAATTCAGATGTTTTAAAAATTGCGGCTTTAATTAACAAGAAGCACGGAGACAGCACTGTAGTGCTAGCAAGTAAAGTTCAACTACCTAAGCGAATTACTACCGGGTCTTTAACCCTTGATGTAGTACTAGGTGGGGGTTGGCCTATGAATCATTGGGTGGAGGTAGTTGGTGAGGCTTCACATGGCAAGACTGCTCTTGCACTTAAAACTATTGCTGCAAATCAAAAACTAAACCCAGAATTTACTACCGTATGGATTGCTGCAGAAGCTTTTGATTCTCAATATGCTGAAATGTGCGGGGTAGACAACGAACGAGTTTTATTAGTAGAAACTAACAGTATGGAGGATGCTTTTGAAGCGGTTATTAAATTTATGGAAAGTAAATCTGTGGACATGGTCGTTATCGACTCTCTACCTGCCTTGGTTCCTAGTGCAGAAGATGAAAAGGCTATGGAAGAATTCACTGTGGGTCGTGGCGCACTTATTACCAATAAGTTCTTTAGAAAAGTGGCGTCAGCTACCAGACGAGACCTCATCGAAGAAGAACGACCAGTACTCGGATTAATGATTAATCAGTACCGTATGAAGATTGGGGTTATGCATGGAGATCCACGCACTACCCCTGGAGGACTGGGTAAAGACTACGCATACAGCATTCGTTGTGAAGTAAAGCGCGATGAGTGGCTAGAAGTAGGTACTGGCCAAGAAAAGAAACGAGTAGGCCAAACTATTCGAGTAAGAACTATTAAGAATAAGACTTTCCCACCTCAACAGACCGCCTACCTGGATTTTTACTTCTCAGGTGGGGGAGCTATCCCTGGGGGGGAGTATGATAGGGGCAAGGAAATTGTTGCTTTAGGAATCCTTAACGGGATTATTGATCGTCGTGGAGGGTGGATGTACTACGGTGATCGAAAGTGGCAAGGAGCTCAAGCTATGATTGATTCGCTTCGTGAAGAGATAGATCTTAGTGAAGAGCTAAGCAGGGCTGTTCTTGATACTTTAAAATCTCAACCGGTTGTAATGGTCGGCAATGAAGACTGAAGGTCAAAAGCAGTCGCGCAAGCATGAGAATAGGCTTGCAAAAGTAATTGGTGGATCTGTGTCCGCTGCTTCTGGAGCTTTTTGGTCTAGAAAAGGTGACGTGAGAAACAAAGAACTATTGATTGAGCACAAGTGGACTGGTAAAAAGCAGGTCACGGTTAAATCAGATGTTCTTAAAAAGATTACTACGGAGGCTATTCTTGATGGACGTATACCTATTCTTGGTATACACCTTGACGGGGAGAACTACGTAATACTTGGAGAGGAGGATTTTTTTGAACTTCGAAACTCACTACAAGGAGAATAATTGGATAACAGGGAAAACCCTCCCTGGGCTTGGAGATATGATGCAAAGTGTCGTGGCGAAGACACTGAAATCTTTTTTCCACCAAGAGACAAAGCACTATACAAGCCAATTGCAGACAAAGCTAAGGCGATATGTTGGGGCAAAGACGGTAAGTCTGCCTGCCCTGTTCGCAAGCAATGTTTAAGTGAAGCTGTAAATAACGACGAACTTCATGGAATTTTTGGGGGCATGTCCCACAGAGAACGTAATGCTATGAAACGTAAGTATGAAAAACAAGGCCTTACCCTGGATGAATGGTTAGAAAAGGAAAAATAAGTGGCAAAATCTCAAACAGTCTCTAGTAAGAAGCTTAAAGCTTTCTTAGATGCTAATAAGCGAGAGACTCGTTTATTGGGGTATATGGAACGTCATATGCTTGCTCAACCTTTTGATGAGCGTTCGCAGGACGTGCTCCACCCCTCTGACATAATTAAACCTGAGTGGTGCGCTCTTGCAGCCTATCACGCATTAAATGGAAATTATGTTGAGGTTAGAGAGAAGCCTACTCTCAGACTTAGTTCTATATTCAGTGTTGGCCATTCTGTTCACGCCAAGTGGCAGGGCTGGTTAAACGATATGGGCGTCCTTTATGGCAAATGGTATTGCGATACAGACAATAAGTATGTCTGGGGTGTCTCTGACGAGGTTAACCTTGGCACAAGTATTTATGAGTATCGAGAAGTCCCTTTATCTAGCCCAAAGCACAGAATCTCAGGCCATTCTGATGGTTGGGTAAAGGGACTCGGGGAAGACTTTCTAATAGAGATTAAGTCAGTAGGTCCTGGAACAATTCGTATGGAGATGCCAGCCCTATTTAACGGCGGTGCTGATCTAGACGCTGCTTGGAAAAATATTAGGCAACCATTTAGATCACATATACTCCAAGGACAGGTATACCTACACCTAGCCCACCTTATGGTTGAAGAGGGCACTCTAGAGTCTGCGCCAGAAGAAATAGTTTTTATCTACGAGTTAAAGTCAAACCAAGACTATAAAGAGTTTTCTGTTGCCTACAACCCTGAGTTCGTAAAAGAGATCTTTGACAACGCACTTGACGTAGTGTGGGCGGTAGACAATAATAGGCCGCCTGTGTGTAGTATTGACGCAACAAAGGGCTGCAAACGTTGTGAGCCATTTAAGGGGGATAAATGAGCATCAGTAGAAAAGTATTAGAGTCGTTATCTGAATTAGGGATAACGCTTTCAGCAAAGCCAGATTTTGAAATACCAAATTTGCCCAGAGATATAACAGAGCTAGATGACGAAGGTCTTATGGATCTTTTTGTTCAATTCACTCAATGGAATGATCACCTATCTGGAGCTAGAGCAATAGCAGTAATAAATGAGCGAGAGGCCGAGCGGTCTGTAGACTCTATTGAAGCTAG